GCTATATCATCTCAATTAGCATACAATCCAACATATATTGCTGGTGTATGGTCTAATGATACTGTTCATGCTTCGTATGAATCAGATTTCTTTGATGCAGAAAAAACTAATGGTCATGCTGATTGTGTTATCAATGCAAATGACTTACCTATGGTTAAAGAAGATTTTGAATCTTATGGATTTAAAGATGTTGAATTTAGATTAGTTGATGTAGCTAGTTTATATCCTAATTTAGAAGGTGAATATCATGCACCGTATTGGGCTTCACATTGGTTATTTGTATATGGTAAAAAATGAAAATAATTGCACATAGAGGTCTATTAGAAGGACCGAATAAAGAAAAAGAAAATAAATTAGATTCTATAAAGAAAGCTTTAGAATTAGGTTTTTATGTTGAATTAGATGTTAGATATGAAGATGATAAATTTTATCTAGGTCACGATTACAATCAACAAGAGATAGAAGAAATTTATTTAGAGAATCCTTTTTTCTTTGTTCATTGTAAAAATATAGATGCATTAAGACAATTAAATTCTAATACATATGTTAGATCATTTTGGCATCAACAAGATGATTACACTCTAACAACAGGTAAAGATATATGGACATTTCCAGGTAAACCTGTTGTTGAAAATGCATTTTGTGTTTTACCTGAAGCCTATGAAGATGGTTTAGAAAAAACTGTTTTAAAGTATAGAGATATAGCACAAGGTTTTTGTTCTGATTACCCAATTAAAGTTAAGGAAATTTTAAGATATGGCTAAAAAGATTTGTTTTGTTGTTCATAGATATGCACCTTATCCTGGTGGTTCTGAATATTATGTTCAGCAAATGGCAGAAGAATGTGTTCAAAGATTATATGATGTAACTGTGTTATCAGGTGAACATAAAGGCCATTTAAATGGTGTAAGAGTAACATCAGATGCAAATCATTTACTTAACCAAGATTTAGTAGTTGTTCATGGTGGTGATGTTAGTGTTCAAAATTTTGTATTACAAAATGCTAAAAAGATAAACTCACCAATACTTTATATGATAATAAAACCATCAGAAAGTCCTGTTTGCAAACAAGCTTTACAAGATGTAAAATATATTGGTTGTTCATCTAGTGATGATTGGGATTTAGTTAAGAAACATAATGTAGAAAACAAAGCACATAAAGTTATTCATGGTATTACACCTGAAAGTAGAGAAGGTAAGAAAGGCATATTCAGAAAAAAATATAATTTACCTGATGATAAGAAAATGTTTTTATCTTGTGGTGGTTATTGGCCTAATAAAAGAATGAAAGAATTAGTAAACTTGTTTAAGAAAGCAAACTTAAATGATTGGTTTTTAGTAACAACAGGTTATGATAATAGACATAATTTGATGCCTGAAAATAGTGAGAATGTTTATAATTTTATGATAGAAGATGAATCAGAAATAAAACACGCTATTGCAGATGCAGATTGTTATGTAATGAATTCTGATGCAGAAGGATTTGGTTTAGTTGTATTAGAATCAATGTTAAACAAAACACCATGGATTGCAAGAAACATAGCTGGTGCTAAATTATTGAAAGACTATGGACAAGTTTACGATAATGAAGAAGATTTGGTATCGTTATTGAAAAATTTTAAAAGAGATGATGAGAAAGTTAAAAAAGCCTATCATTATGTAATCAATAATCATCTAATAAAAAACACAGTAGATGACATTATAAAGATTTTAGAATTATAAATAAACGATAAAAGATTAACTTTGCTGTAGAGGCGGAGAATGAATTTTAAAGACTTTTTATCTGAAAATAAAGAAAAACACTCTGTTCTAACTTTTGGTAGAATGAATCCACCAACAGCTGGACATGAAAAGTTAGTAAATAAAACTAAACAGGTTGCAAAGAGTGTAAATGGTTCACACCATATTGTTATATCTCATACACAAGATAAAAAGAAGAATCCACTTTCTCCAAAGCAAAAGTTAACACACGCAAAAAGATTCTTTCCAAACTCAAACATCACAACATCAACTAAAGAACACCCTAATTTTTTAAGTCAGGCTGAGAAATTACACAAATCTGGCACAACACATTTACATATGGTTGCTGGTTCAGATAGAGTGCAGGAGTTTCATAAAGTTTTACATAAGTATAATGGTACTCATAAAGGTGCTTTGTTTAATTTCAAAAAGATAAAAGTACATTCAGCTGGTCATAGGGATCCAGATTCAGAAGGGACTTCAGGAATGTCAGCAAGTAAAATGAGAGGTCATGCCTCAAAAGGTAACTATTCTTCTTTTAAGAAAGGTTTACCATCTCATGTAAAAGATAATCATGCAAAAGAATTATATAATCATGTTAGAAGTGGTATGCAAATAAAAGAAGATTATAAAGCTATATTCATAATCGGTGGGCCAGGTTCAGGTAAAGATTTAATTCTAAACAACATAAACAAAACATATGATTTACAAGAAATAAGTTTAGAAAAGGCAGATAAGTTTTTACATGAAAATTATTCAAGTCCTAAAAACACAAGTGAATTTTCACAAAGGTATGCCATTAAAGAAAGAAATGGTTTAATTATTAATGGTTCAGCTGATGATTTTGAATTAGTAGAAAAAGTTAAGAAAACTCTACATGAAATGAGTTATGATACAATGATGGTAAATGTTATTACTTCAAACGAAGCTTCTATTCAGAGAAATAAAGAAAGAGGTGAAAGAGGTGGTAGAATGTTATCAGAAGAAGTTAGATATGAAAAATGGAAAAGAGTAAACGCATTAAGAGAACATTACAAAGGTTGTTTTAATGATTATGTTGAGTTTGATAATTCACAGAAATTAGATAAGAATATACCAATAGAATTATTAGATTTAATAAAAGAAGAATTTGAGAAATCAAATTCAGCTATAGAAGAATTTATGATAAGACAGGCAGTTACAAATCAAATAGATGAAATAACTGATGACATCAATCAAGAATTTGAAGATACATTTAGTGAAGATTTAAGAAATTGGTTTGATAAAAGTCATCCTGATGGTGGCTGGAAAAGAATTGATTCTAAAGGAAATGTAAAAGGCGATTGTGCCAGAGAACCTGGTGAGCCTAAACCTAAATGTATGTCAAATAAAAAAAGAGCCCAACTTTCTAAAAAAGAAAGAGCAGCTGCTGTTCGTGTAAAAAGAAAACATGATCCAGTTGCAGATAGAGCAGGAAAAGGTGGTAAACCTGTAAATGTTTCTAACTTTGGGAAAGGTAAAATATCTGAAAATATAATGGAGAAAGACAATGAAGCGATTGTTAAAGAAAATAAAAATATTTCTGTTAAGAGTTTTGCAGAAGTTTCAACCAGCACCAGATTCGATAGAAACAGAGATGATGGGGGACGAAACAGCAGCTTGGCCGTTTCCAACAGCAAACAACAGACCGAAAGCTACAAAGACGGAGAAGAAAGAAGAAGCGGTGATATCTCAAGACAACAAGAAACCCAAGAGAAAGCCTCGAAGAAAACCTTCTCGGAGATATTCAAGAAACAGAAATCGGTCTACGAATCAATAGATAGAGGCACAGAAGTAGGACTTTCAATGGCTTCTTCTGGTGAAAACTTAAGTAGACCTAATACAATGTCTAATAAACCAAAGAAGAAGTCTTTGAAGGAACTTATTGGTGATACAAGTTTAAAATCTATTGCAGTTCCAAAAGCAGAAACACAAAGAAAACTAGGTGTTGAAAAACCTGGTGAGCTTAAGACCAAGAAGTATATAACATAAGGAAATCTAAATGATTAAATTTAAAAATTATAGTAAGTTTGATGACTATACAATATCAGAAGCTATAAAGTATCATGTAGAAAATAATACACCTATATCTGAATCTATATTCAGAGTAGGTTCTAAAAAATATTTTGAAACATTTAATCAGATTAGAGAATCTTATAAAAAAGGTGATATAGAATTAACAGAAGATGATAAAAGAATCATTGAAGATACAGATATAGGAGAATTTGCAGAGTTTGAAGGAAATCATGTACCTTTAGATTGTCCTATGATAGACGAAGAAGAAAAAAAGAAAACACCACCACTTAATCAACCAAAAAGAGGTGGACCTAAAAAGTTTTATGTTTATGTCAAAGACCCATCAACTGGTAACATAAAGAAAGTTACATGGGGTGACACAACAGGATTATCTGTGAAGATGAACAATCCTGAAGCAAGAAAGAGTTTTGCAGCTAGACATCAATGTGCTAGTCAAAAAGATAGAACGAAAGCAGCTTATTGGGCTTGTAACACACCAAGATATGCTAAAGCTTTAGGAATGTCAGGTGGAGGGTCGTTCTTTTGGTAAAACCTTATTATGAAGCAAGAACATTGCAATGTATGTATAGAAGATTTCCTGAAGATGTGGATAGAAATCTTTTAATTTGGCATAGAGATAAAAGAGAAAGAGTTGTAAAAGTAATAACTGGTAAATCTTGGTTATTACAATTTGAGGATGATATACCTTTTCTATTAGAAGAAGATGAAAGTTATATTATTCCTAAAATGACCTACCATAGACTTATTAAAGGTAGAAACGATTTAGTTTTAGAAATTATAGAAGAATAAAAAAGGAGATAGAAACCATGAAAAATAAACCACTAGATTCTGTCCTCGAAGTTGCAAAAAGGGTTATATCTGGTCAACAAGATACAGTAGCTGTACCAAACAATGAAGCATACAAGTTTGACCCAAATGACCCGCTAGGCATGAGGAAGAAAAATGATGAATTAGCGAAACAAAGACTTGCAAAAGGTGTACCAACAAAGTCAGGCACAGGTATTAAGAAAGTCAAAGACGGTGTAACTACACATACAAGAACAAAGTTTGCTAGCGATGAACCAACCGAGAGAAAAAAATACGGAACAAGCCAAAAAAGAGTTCGTAAAATTAAAGAATCTGTTGGTAAAACTGCTGGTGACCATAGTTACTACTACTTACAAAGAGCTAAACAATTAGCTCAAAAGGCTGGTCATAACTATGATAATTTACCACAATACGATAGAACACACAATAATCACAAAGACTATTTTGATAAGAAAGCTAAAAATGAGTCCGTTGAGATTAGAGAAAAGCATGAGTGTCCAGAATGTAAAGGTACTGGCATGATTAAAGGCATGAAGTGTGACCATTGTAACGGAACAGGATATCACATGAACAAAGAAGAATTAAAAGGTAATCAACACAAAATTGATGCAAACAAAAATGGTAAGATTGATGCTGAAGATTTCAAGATGTTGAGAAAAAAGAAAAATGAATCTTTTATAGAAAAACTCAAGTCATTGAAAGAAAACAATCTAAAGTTTGTAGCAGATATTTTCAATGAAGATTCTGATAGTGAGCAGTTTAAGAAAGAATTAGAAACAGCTCAAAAAGTGGCATCTACAAAGAAAACAAAAGAACAAGAAGCAAATACTGCTAAAGGTTTTGTTCAGGCTGTTAAGAATGTTGATGACATCAAAGAAGAAACACTTGATGAAGCTACACCAACAAGAAAGCAAGTCAAACAAGCAATTGGTATTGCTCGTGATAAAAGATATGCTGGTGGCAATATGACAGGTGCAGTCAAGACTATGGACAAAATCAATAAAGGTCTTGCACAACACCCAAAAGTTGCTGATGAGTTAAGAAAGCAAAACGAAGAAACAGAACAACTTGATGAAGTTTCAAGAAAACACTTTCAACAAGTAGCTGACTTAATCAAAGGGCATGATAGTCAAGATAAGAGAAATGAATTGGCGAAACATCATGCAGGTATCTTTGCAAAACAAAATCCAAGATTCAATCATAAAATCTTTTACAAAGCTGCTGGTGCAGACATCATGCACAAAGAAGAAGTTAATGAGAGAAAGATGACAGATGATGAAAAAGATAAAGCTGAAGATATCGTAAAAGGTATGAAGAAAAACTTGAAAGGCTTCAAAGACAGATACGGTGCTGATGCAAAGAAAGTCATGTATGCTACTGCTAACAAAAATGCAATGAAAGGCGATACAGATGAAGAAAATTAAAGACCTTCGACCAAAAAATATGATTGGGTACAAAACAGAAGCACAGGATCCAAAAGAGTATGATTTTGAAGGTGATATGGCTAAAGGTGATTTAAAAGTAATCATTAAACACGCTCAGAAAATTCACGATATGTTAGAAGATAACACTAACTTGCCTGAATGGGTGCAATCAAAGATAACTAAATCTGAAGATTACATTACAACAGTAGCAAATTATCTCGACACAGAAATGAATGAAAGCATTACTGAAGCTAAACATGGTGATTATGAGATTACACATAAACCATATAACGGTCCTGATAAACATGAATATGTAAGTGATGATGTTCAATATGTTCATACAAAACACCAAAAGAAACTAGGCATTGAACACGCTGATGAAGGTTCTGATGGTGGTGTTACTCGCCATGTTACAGTTAAGAATACAAAAACTGGTGCTGTATCACATCATGCTGTATCACATGAAGAAACTTTCAAAGACAGAAATCAAAAACAAAAGATTCAGATTAGAGCTCTAAAGAAAGTTACACCACATGATAAAGCACATATGAATGTAATTAAGAAACACTTGCAAAATGAAAGCATTACTACGGAAAATATACAGTTGAAAAAACCAAGTAACTATCAAGATTTTTCATATACAGTAGGTCGTAAAGCTGCGTTAAATAAAAAACCAATATCTTCTAATCCACATCCAAAAGATTCAGAAGCACACAAACAATGGTCTAAAGGTCATAGTTCAGTTAAAACCGAAGAAGTTGAGAAGATTAATGAAATCAGCAAAGCTACTAAAGCATCATATGCACAAAAAGCTGTTTCAGATATTTTCAAAAGAGGTTCTGATATGTCTACAGCTGTTGATAAAGGTGATTCATCAGCCGCAGATAAAGCTTCAAAGAAAGCAAGTAAAAGAATGGCTACAGTTCAAAATCTTGTTCACAAAGGTTTATATAAGAAAGAAGAAGTTGAACAACTTGATGAGAAAAACAAGCCAACTAATCCTAGTTTATGGTCAAAAGCTAAATCACTAGCAAAACAAAAGTTTGATGTTTATCCATCAGCTTATGCAAATGGTTGGGCTGCGAAATGGTACAAGTCAAAAGGTGGTGGTTGGAAAACTATGAAAGAGTCCAGAATACTTGATATCATTAAAGAAGTAAGAAAAAAGAAAGATGATGATAGTAAGTTTCAAAAAGAACCAGAATTGAACAGTTCTATCAGAAAAGATAATGGCATGATTGCCGCTGATAATGGTGCATCAGGAGATAGCACAGGTGATTGATTTTAATATAAATAGTATAACAATAACAATTTTTTAGATTTAGGAGATTAAAAATGGCACAATGGGGTATTAAAGACGATAAAACCTCTACTGGTACTATAGCAATAGATGCTGCTGGTGCAGTAACTGGTACTACTACTGATTTTGCAGCTGAAGCTGCTGTAGGAAACTACATAGAATCTGGTGGAGAGTATTACTTAATAACAGAAATTTCATCAGCTACAGCTGCAACTGTGGTTGCTGGTGTTCCTGGAGCAACATTAACTGCTGTATCAGCAGGCGCTAACTATACACTTTCAGAGAGACCTAACTTTGTAACTAATTCAGAATCAGCAGGTTCAGGTTCTGGAAAACACGGTGACCCAACAAAAGTATTTGGTGTGGACACAACAGAGGTTGGTGTAACTGATACAACACATTCAGGCTGGGTTAGAAGAACAACTGGTACAGGTGGTCGTTCAGGTAGAACACATTTTGAAGTATTAGTAGCTATGGGTCAAACAGCTAGTGATATGAGTGATGCTGATGACGATACAGAAATTCCTGATAGTGAATAATGCGATTTATTAAATTTCTAAACGAATCAACGGACTATTTGTCCGTTGATGACGAACAAGCAGAGGTGAAACATGATTCACCTCGTATGCACGAAATAGAATCTAATTCTACCTCTATTGTTAGTCCTAAAGTTCGTGCTGAAATTAATATATCACTTGCGAATGAATTTAATGGTATTTTATTCAATGATAAGATTTACACTCCTAACTCTGGATTTCAAAGAATCCGAAAAGTATTGCACAGGTACGGTTTAGATGTACCTGTGTTATACAATTTAGATCCAGACGGAGATGAAATCACATTTGAGTTAGACCAGTTTGGTGCAGGAAAAACAAATGATTACCAGTTGTATGTCATATACTACATGACACGCTCTGGTGGTTATGATTTTCATGCAGAGATAGTTGATGATGATGAATTAGACGAAATATTATCAACAGATGAGGATGATGATTAGTAGTATTTAAATAATGTTTGAAAATTTGACGAATGATAATTATTTGTTATATGCAATAAAGGCTTACGATAAACCAAATTGTATAACAAGTGAATTTAAAGATGATATGAAACGATTTAATTATTTAAAAAGATTGTTTCGTAGATATGTAAAACTAAATGAATTAAGAGAACAATTAGTTTTAAATCATATCATTGTTTTAAATAATGTTTTTGGACCTAAAGTATGTTGTAGATTATTATTCTTTAAGATGCCTAAAGAATATTACTCTGCTTTAAAAACATATTTGATGTCAGTAAATATAATGCAAGACATAGTAACAGGTATAAAAGGTGAAGATATAATTTCATCTGAAATACAAGTAGATATGAAAATAGCAGAAGGTTTAAGAAAAATATTAAAACATGAATAGAATAAAAGAATTAATGGAAAAATGGTCAAAAGAATATAAGAGTTCTATTGACTGTAATAATCCAAAAGGTTTTTCACAGAAAGCTCATTGTGCTGGTAAAAAGAAAAAGATGCAAGAAGAAATACCAGGCACATCAGTAGGTGGCGGAAATATAGCTGGTCTTGGAGTTGGACCTGATGGAGAACCTGGTGTGTTTGCACCACCAAGAAAGAAAAAGATTAAAAAGAAAAGACTTGTTCAATTAATGAGTATGTTAAAAAGATTAAAGTAATATGGCTGTAGGATACTTAACAGAACAAAATATTAACATAGCAAGAGGTCTTGTAAGAGGGGCAACTGTTGTACATAAGTTTGGTAGAAATCCAGCAATTGGTGGTGCTCCCGAAACAGTATGGATGACAGGTGGTTTATACACTTACCTCACAGTAGCCGCACCAGTGTATGTATATGGTGCTAATGCCGCTGACGGCGCTGCTGGAACAGGTGCTAGAACAGTAACAGTAATAGGTTTAGATTCCAACTACAATGAAATTTCTGAAACATTAACAGTAGATGGTGCCGTTTCTCAAAATTCTTTTTTAAGAGTTTATAGAGCTTTTGTAGCTTCAGCAGGTTCAGTAGGTACAAATGTCGGTGATGTAACTATATCAACAGGTGCTAGTGGTACTGGTACTATACTTGCTCAAATCGGTTTAATTGGTACAGGTACTACTTTTGGTATGGGACAAACACAACTTGCTTTATATACAATACCAGCAGGCAAAGCAGGTTACTTAACAAATTGGAATGTAGGTGCTGGTGTTTATAATGATAGTGTTACTGCTTCTTTATATACAAGAGAAATAGGTAACGGTTTGGTTTTTAGAAATAGAGATACAATGGATGTTCCAGGTGGGTTTCATCAAAGAATATATCAAGTGCCATTTGCCTTACCTGAAAAAACAGATATTGAAGTAAGAGCAATTGCGAGTACAGGTTCAAAAGTATCATCATCATTTGATATTATATTGTTTGATGATCCTAGAACAAGAGAGAATAGTTAAAAAAGGAAATTAGTATGTTATCAATATTAGGTTCATTATTAGGTTTTGCGAGTTCAAGTGTTCCTGCTGTAACAGACCTTTTTGCAAAGAAAGGTGATAGAAAACACGAGCTTGAGAAAATGAAACTTGCGGCTGAATTGAAAGCACAAGGTATAGATGTAGATATGAAACAATACGAAGTCATGGGTGCAGACAAAGAACATGAGAGATTAATTGCTCACGATACTGCTATCATGCAAACAACTGGCTGGACATCAGCATTACAAAAGTCTGTTAGACCAGTCATCACATATGCGTTTTTTGGTTTGTTTTCTGTTATCGAAATCACTTTATTAATGAGTGAATTAGAAAACGGAACAGATTTTAAAGAAGCGATTCAACTATTATGGGACGAAGATACAAAGGCAATATTTGCAGCCATAATATCATTTTGGTTTGGTTCTCGAGCTGTAGAAAAAGCAAGGGCAAATTATAAAAAATAACAAAGCTGTCATGGTTCTTGCATGGTTAAGCTCTAAAGTTTTATTATAACTTGTCGATAGTTAATAAGAAGAAGAAGAAAATATGGACAACAAAAAGATAAACGAAATAGAGTTACAAGTCGGTTTGTTAGGTAAAGATGTTAAACTTACTGATAAATTATGTAATAAATTGTCCGAATCAGTAGAGAAGTTACAAGAGGTAAATAGTAACTTAACACGAATAATTACCTTGCACGAAGAAAAACATGAACAACATGAGCAACATGAGAATCAAATGAAAGATGAAGTAAAAGATTTACATAAAAGAATAGATAAAGTGGAACAGAATATTAGCTCGAGGATAGATGCACTCCGTAGTGATTTAATAGCACATAAAGAGCAAGATAAACGAGTTTTTAACAACAACCATCTGGAGAAGTGGAAATACATGATTATTGGTGGTTTACTAGCAGGTGGTTTCTTATTAGGCAAAATAGACATTTCAACGCTCTTGACATTCTTATAAACTCCTGATATACTCTTGTTATGAGTATTGTGATTGATTCAAAATATATTATGTTGATTTCTTCTAGGCTTAGAAACTTTAAGCAGAAGAAACAAAACTTATGGAACTTTTCTTGCCCTTTGTGTGGTGATAGTAGAAAGAACAAATCAAAGGCAAGAGGATATGTTTATGAAAAAGTGAGTAAGCTTTTTTATTCATGTCATAACTGTGGAGCTAGTACCAATGTTGCCAATTTACTCAAATCCGTTGACCCCAATCTTCACAAGCAGTATGTACTTGAAAGATATCAGACAGGTGAAAACAGTAACACCATCTTCAAAAAATCTACAACTAGCGTACCGACAACCAGATTCGGAAAAGTTGAAAAAACAAAAACCTTTGAGCACGCCGAGTGGGTCGAAAACCTCGAAGATAGACATTTTTGTTTAGACTATATAAAACAGAGAAAGATACCAAAGAGTTTTTATAGTAAGCTTTTATTTACATCAAAATATAGTGATTTTGTAACAAATATATTTCCCAATCACGGTAAGCAAATAGTAAATGATGCTAGACTTGTGATTCCTTTCTATAATGAGTATAATGACTTAATTGCAGTTTCAGGCAGGTCATTAGAAAATAACACAAATCTTTTAAGATATGTAACAATCAAATCATCTGAAAATGATAATAAGATTGTTTATGGTTTAGATAGAATAGACACAACAAAAACTGTAAAAATTGTTGAAGGGCCGATTGATTCAATGTTTTTAGATAACTGTGTAGCAAGTGGTGATGCAAACTTGACCTTAACAGCTAATAATATTTTTGCAAGTAAAAAAGTATTAATTTTTGATAATCAACCTAGAAATAAAGAGATTGTTAAAATGATGCAAAAGGCAATTAAAAGCAAACATAATGTAGTTATCTGGCCTAACACAGTAAAAGGTAAAGATATTAATGAAATGGTTATGTCTGGAATTAGTCCTAGTCAAATAGAAAAAATTATATATAATAACACCGTCTACGGATTAGAGGCACAGACTAACTTTATATTCTGGAAGAAAGTATGAACATAAAATTGATAAGTTATTCACAACCTCCCGAGGGAATAGACGACACACCAACAGACTTGATTGCTTTTTGTGCTAGAGTTTCAAACCCTAGTAATCAAAACAATAAAGAAACAAGTGAAAAGTTAATTCGTTATTTAATAAAACACGCTCATTGGTCTCCGTTAGAAATGGTCAATGTATGTTTAGAGATAGAAACGACAAGAGATATTGCTAGACAAATTTTAAGGCATAGGTCATTCTCTTTTCAAGAATTTTCTCAAAGATATGCAGACCCAACGAAAGACTTGAGTTTTGTGGTAAGAGAAGCTAGGTTTCAAGACCAAAAAAATAGACAGAATTCTGTTGAATTAGACGAAAAGAATATGTCCCATAAAAAAGTTAAAAGAGAATGGGAAGATATGCAAAAGGTTTTAATTGAAACAGCAAAGAGAACATATAAATGGGCCATTGA